CAGATAAACGACTCGCAGAATCCAAACTGGACGCAGATTGCGGCGTGAGGTTTTAAATGGCTAGTACATATTCAACTAACCTTGCCATCGAGCTTATCGGAACAGGCGATCAAGCTGGCGCGTGGGGTAATACTACAAATACCAATCTTGGTACGCTCATCGAGCAGGCCATTTCCGGCTATGTCACGCAGGCGGTAGCAACCGGTACAGATACGAGTATCACCATCCCGAACGGATCTACGGGTGTGGCTCGTAATATGTACATTGAATTGACCGGTACGGGCGGCACCAATACCAACCTGATTGTACCGACCAACAAAAAGCTCTACTTCATCTTCAACAACGCTTCGGGTGCGGTCACGGTCAAAGTGGCTGGGCAGACCGGTGTTTCGGTCCCGGCTGGCAAGAAAATGGTGCTCGTGTCGAACGGCACGGATATCGTCAACGGCCTGAACTACATCGCTGACTTCGGTACGAACAGCTTCACGGTCACGAACCTGACGGCTACCTCGGCCAGCATTACGACGCTGACTTCGACTTCAGCGGGTATTACCACGCTCTCCGGTACGACTGCTACGTTCGCCAGCGGCACGATCACGAATCTTGCTACCACGAGCCTGACGGTTTCCAGCCTATCGCTGTCCAACGCGACCATTACCTCGGCCACGATCACGACGCTCTCGGGCACGACGGCCACATACGGGTCTGCCACTCTCACGAACCTCGGCTCTACCTCAGCCAACATTGCGACCCTGACGGGTACAAATTTCTCGGCTACCAGCTTCACTTTGACTAACGCCTTGAGGGTTGCTCAGGGCGGTACTGGACTTTCTACTACCCCGACAAATGGTCAGTTGTTGATCGGTAATGGTTCAGGCTTTGCTCTCTCTACCCTGACGGCGGGTACCGGCGTAGTCATTACAAACGCTGCGGGTAGCATCACGCTCACGGCGACCAACACGGCTAGTGGTACGGTTACTGCGGTTACGGCGTCTTCTCCGCTTGCTTCGTCGGGTGGTAATGCCCCCAACATTTCAATCTCGTCTAGCACCGGATCGGGCGCGGTTGTTCTGGCTGATGGCCCAACTATTTCTAGCGGTACGGTTACGACCCTTGCTTCTACCTCGGCCAATATCACGACCCTCTCGGGTACGACGGCTACCTACACTTCAGCCAACATCACGACCCTCTCGGGTACGACGGCTACTTACACTTCAGCTACGCTGACTAACCTCGGCTCTACCTCAGCCAACATCACCACGCTGACAGGAACAAGCGCGACCATCACTAACCTTCTGGATGGTGCAGGCAATGTCCGCAAGATTCCATCGGCAGGCTCGGCCAAGACTGCGGTTTATACCTTGTCTGTTTCAGATGTCGGTGAGTTTGTAACGGTTGGCACGAGCGGTGCGATTGATGTGCCGAACGATGTGTTCTCGGCTGGCGATGCCGTATCTATCTTCAACAACACTTCTGGCAACGTCACGATTAGTTTGACCATCACGACTGCGTATCTCTCGGGTACGGACAGTGACAAAGCTTCGGTTACGTTGGCTACTCGCGGCGTGGCTACGGTGTTGTTTGTGAATCCATCACTTTGTGTATTGACGGGTAGCTTGTCATGAGCGGAATTATCCAACTACTTCTCGCCAGCGTTGTAGGCGGTAGAGCATACACAGCGATTGTTTCTTTTACTGCTACCGGAAGCTGGACTGCTCCTACTGGTACGACTTCTGTTGAATATCTTATCGTTGCAGGTGGAGGTGCAAGTGGATCATCAAGCCTCGGAGCACTCGGCGCAACTAGAGGCGGCGGTGGCGGTGCAGGTGGTTATCGAACAGGCACTGGATTTTCTGTAACCGCAGGAACTTCTTACACTGTCACCGTAGGCGCTGGCGGGGCTAGTGCTGTGCCAGTAGGAGGTAAGGGCAACGACTCTACTTTTTCTTCACTAAACTCAATCGGCGGTGGAGGTGGCGGTTTTGGTCAGGACGGTGCTAGCGGCGGAAGTGGTGGTGGTGGGGCCGCCACTCTTATATTCCCAACTGGTGCTCCATATTTTGATCCGGGTTCAGTGGGTACTTCAGCCGGTGGTCCGGGTAATACACCTTCAACAACACCAAGCCAAGGTAACACTGGCGGCAGTGGTGTTGCAGATCTTGGTGCAGAATCTATTGCCGGTGGCGGAGGTGGCGGTGCAGGCGAAGCTGGTAATACAGATGGAACCGCTCACGGCGGGGATGGTACGGCAAATAGTATTACTGGAACTTCTGTAACTTATGCCGGTGGCGGCGCTGGCGCAGTATACAATTATCCTGATGGCGTAGCCGGTACTGGAGGCGGTGGCGCTGCTGGTTCGCCCGGTACAGCTAACACAGGCGGTGGAGGCGGTGGTGGTCTTAATGCCAGCACTTCCGGCGGTTCCGGTATCATCATACTTAAATACACTACCGATACGTCCATACCATTAGTTTTTAGATCATCTGGATCTTTTATTGCCCCTACCGGAGTTTCATCATGTGACTACCTCGTAGTTGCGGGTGGAGGAGGTGGAGGTAGTTACGGTGGTGGCGGTGCCGGTGGATTTAGAACCGGTACTGGATTTTCTTTAACTGCTGGAAACTCCTACACAATTACTGTCGGCGCTGGTGGCGGAGGTAGCGGCTCAACCGGTGGTGGAAACAAAGGTAATGACTCCGTGTTTTCTACCATTACCTCAACCGGTGGTGGATTTGGCGGTGGCACTATCGGCACTTCTGCCACTGGAAATGGCGGCCCCGGAGGTTCAGGCGGTGGTGGCGGAAGAATTACCTCTCCCGCTACGACAGCAGGCGCTGCCGGTCCCGGCAATACTCCATCAACCTCACCCAGCCAAGGTAATAACGGCGGTGCAGGTGTGTCTGATTCTGGCGGTGGCGGAGCCGGTGGTGGCGGTGCGTCTGCTGTAGGCGCAAATGGACAGACTACTCCCACTCGTCTCGGCGGTAATGGCGGTGCAGGTACGGCATCTACCATATCCGGTGCATCGGTTACTTACTCTGGCGGTGGCGGTGGCGGTAATGCTAACGGTACTGGTGGTACCGGTGGGTCTGGTGGCGGCGGAAATGGTAGAAGTGCTTCTATCAGTGCAACGGCTGGAACCGCTAATACTGGTGGTGGCGGCGGTGCTGGCGGTGGTAACGCTCAAAGTCCGGGAGACAACGGTGCCGCTGGCGGTTCAGGTATCGTAATTATTAAATTTAACTAGTATGAAATTAAAAACTTATCAACTCGTGGGTATTGACGTAGCCATGCACTTACTTCGTCCGGGTGCTAAGTGGGAAATCACTAACGGGCATTTTTCTCGTTGGGATGACCCTCGCCCGTGCCCGACATGGCAAGAAGTGATGGAGACAGTTGAAAAGCTTCAAGCCTTTGAGGATTCCATCAACACCATACTTCTTCCTGAACAAGAAGAAAAAATGAAAGCCTATTTGAATGAAATCGAAGAGGCTCAAAATTCGTGAACGTACACAACCTGTTTCCTACTCCGGTTGGTGAATTTAATCTTGGTCGTACGTTTACGACTGAGGAATCAGACTTTGTTGATCAGCAACCAACACACAAAAACCAAGGGAACACCGTTAGTGACGATTACTATGTACTAACTCATCGCACGATGACTGGGCTTTACGAGTTTGTTCAGTCTTGCGTCTCCGAATACTTCAACGCAATCTACGCTCCCAAGAACAAGGTCTCACTGCGCGTAACTCAGTCGTGGTTCAATTACAGCAAACACGGCGAGTGGCACCATCAACATGCTCACCCAAACTCGTTTATATCGGGCGTGTTGTATATGAAGGCTACTAAAAATAGCGATAAAATTTATTTTTATAGAAACGGTTACAGTCAATTAGAAGCGGTGCCTTCTGAATACAACGTTTATAACAGTCGTTCTTGGTGGCTTCCGGTAGAAACTGGAAAACTCATGATTTTTCCGTCATCGCTAACTCATTCGGTTGCTCCAGTAGAGGCAGATGACACCCGTATCAGCCTAGCTTTTAATACTTTTCCTGTTGGCTACATGGGTCAGGAAGAAAACCTGACCGCATTGCATTTGGGGAACTAACATGGCGCATTTTGCAGAACTTGATTCAAACAACGTTGTTACTCGCGTAATTGTCGTAGCCAATAAAGATACGGCAGATGCGGATGGTAATGAGCAGGAGTGGATCGGGCAGGCTTTCTGCGTTCGCTTGCTTGGCGGCACAGAAGATAGTTGGAAACAAACTAGCTACAACGCTAAGTTTCGGAAGAACTATGCAGGTATTGGGTTTACGTATGACCCGGTGCTTGATGCGTTTATCCCACCGCAGCCTGACCCGCAGTGCGTCCTCGATCCTGCAACCTGTCAGTGGAACTGCCCACCGATTGATGGTCAGTCATATACGTGGAACTCCGCAACTAATACTTGGGATGTGGTAACGCCGTAATGCTGTTTCGCAAAGAAACAAAACAATGTTTGTTTGAGCCGACCAAGACTGGAACTCGGACAGCACAAGACTTTCTTCGTGCTGCTGGTTGGGCTTACTTGGGTCCGGATCATGGCTATCCGGACGACTACTTGGCAAAGTACCCCAACCTTTCTGAGTACAAAGCTCACTGCTTTTTGCGTAATCCGTTAGACCGGTTTGTAAGCACCGTGCTTTTTTTGAAGCAATACCCGTCCTGTGCTGCAAGAGTTCAACAGGTGATTGACGAGAATGGTATTGCCGCAACGGTAGAGACGCTTAGCTACGATCAGTTCGTAGACCATATCAATCAGTTCAAGGCCAAGTTCCCGATCATGTTGGAAGCGCAGTCACGCTGGATGACACTGCCGGGTACTGAGGTGTTGGACTTCGACAATTACGAAGCTGAGATCCGTCGTATCTCCGGTGACTACGACAGCCCACTCGGTGTTATGAACAAGACTACGGACTTCGGTAAAAGCGTCGTGACTCAGAAAGTCATTGACTTTGTTCGGCAGGAATACGCCGCTGACTACGCGCTGGCAAAAGACCAGCTAGGTAAGGAGTACAACCCATGATGACAATGGTCTCAACGTTCCTGTCCTTCCTCGCGGGTGGGCTACCCAAGATCCTGCAAATCTTCCAAGACCGGCAGGACAAGAAGCATGAACTAGCCTTGGTCGCTGCTCAGAAGGAGCGTGAACTTGCCCTTGCCGAACGTGGCTTCATTGCTCAGGCACGGGTCGAGGAGATCAAGCTGGAGCAGATCCAGACTCAGACTGCCGCCGAAGAACGTCAGGCTCTCTACAACCACGACATCGAGATTGGCAAGGGTGCTTCGCAGTGGATGATCAACCTCCGTGCTTCGGTGCGACCGGTTGTGACCTACATCTTCGTGCTGGAGCTAGTCGCCATCAACATTGCTGGAGTCTGGTACGCCTACAACACGGGTGTGCCGTTTGCCGCTGCGATGGCCGAAGTGTTCTCGGATGACGAGATGTTGATCCTGTCCTCGATTATCGCCTTCTGGTTTGGTACGCAGGCATTCGGCAAGAAGTGAAAGTCTCCAAGGCCGCCATCGACATGATCAAGCACCACGAGGGGGTGAGGACGAAGCCTTACCGCTGCCCTGCCCTCTTGTGGACGGTCGGTGTCGGCCACGTGATTGACCCTGCCCATGCGACGGTGAAGTATGAGGAGCGCAAGAATCTACCGATACCCGCAGGCTGGGACCGGGTTCTCACGATGGACGAGGTGGACTGGATACTTGCTCAAGACCTTGGCCGGTTTGAGCGTGGTGTGGTTCGACTTTGCCCTGCTGCTGTTGGCCGTCAGGGAGTCTTTGATGCTCTCGTATCTTTTGCCTTCAACGTGGGTCTCGGCAATCTCCAACGCTCTTCCCTTCGGATGAAGACTAATCGGGGTGAACTGGACGAGGCAGCCGACGAGTTCCTGAAATGGACGAAGGCAGGTGGTAGAGTTCTGCCGGGACTCGTAAAACGTCGCAACGACGAACGGGCGTTGTACCTCTCGGGAGTACTCTGATGGCTTTGACCAAACTCCAATTCCGCCCCGGAATAAATAAAGAATCAACTAGCTACGCTAACGAAGGCGGTTACTACTCCTGCGACAAGGTGCGGTTCCGTTCGGGCTACGCTGAGAAGCTGGGTGGCTGGGTCAATCAGTCTGCTAATACCTTCAAAGGTATCTGCCACTCGCTGTGGAACTGGATCACCTTTGGCGGTAGCAACCTGCTGGGTCTTGGTACCAACTCAAAGTACTACATCGAAAACGGTGGTACTTACTACGACGTAACGCCAATCCTTTCATCCGGTGTAATCACGAGTAACCCGTTTGCGACGACGGATGGTAGTTTGCTTGTTACCGTCACCCAGTCTGGGCACGGCTCGACCATCGGCTCGTACGTAACATTCTCTGGTGTTTCTAGCAGTGGCGTTGTCAACGGTATTAACTTCAACCGTGAGTTTGAGATTATTGCCGTACCTACGTCCAACACATATCAGATCGTAGCCCCAAACGTAGCTACCTCTACTGGGTCTGGCGGTGGTTCGCTTGTCGTTTCTCAGATGCAAATCCCGGCGGGGCTATCTACTTATTCAGGTGGTGTGGGTTGGGGTAAACCGCCTTGGGGATCTGGCGGTTGGGGTTCTGCCGTGGCCGCAGGCACGGACTTGCGTTTGTGGACGCAGGATAACTTTAACGACGACTTGATCTTTAACTACCGTCGCGGCCCAATCTATTACTGGGCGTTGGACTTGGCGGCATACTCCCGTGCCAGACTCTTGTCTGATATCGCCAACGAGACTATCCGAGCGACCACAACTGCTACGGTGTCGGCTTCGGTCACAACGATTACTGTGGCTGATCCGACCGGGATTGAATCTGGTGCTGTCATCACTGGAAGTGGTATTGCCACCGGGACGTACGTCACGACCGATTACGATGGTGGATACTCGGTGCCGCTGTCGGCTACGACGACCGGCTCGTTTACGATTTCAACCATCACGATCAGCTACGCTGGTCGGCATATACCCGAGCAGACAGGTCAGATCCTGACCTCTAGCGTCAGTAACTTCACGATTGCGTTTGGGTCTAACCCGTACAACGCCGCAAGCTTTACGGCAGACTTTGATCCGATGTTGGTTCGCTGGTCTGATGCCGACAATGCTTATGACTGGGTGCCTACACCGCTCAACCAGTCTGGCGAACAGTTACTATCAAACGGCTCATTTATCCAGTGCGCGGTAGATACGCGGCAGGAAATCTTGATCTGGACTGACGCTGCGCTTTTCTCCATGCAGTACCTTGGCCCTCCGTACGTGTGGGGCATCAATCTGTTGATGGACAACATCTCCATCATCTCGCCCAACGCTGCCATCACGGTCAACAACGTCACGTACTGGATGGGTGTGGACAAGTTCTACATGTACTCCGGTCGTGTAGAGACGCTGCCTTGCACCCTCCGTCAGTATGTCTACACCGACATCAACACGAGTCAGTATGGTCAGATCGTGTGCGGTACAAACGAAGGGTACAACGAGGTCTGGTGGTTCTATCCGTCAGCCGACAGCCTGATCAATAACCGATACGTGATCTACAACCATCTGGAACGTATTTGGTACTACGGTACGATTGACCGCACCGCATGGCTTGATTCGCCGGGTTTGCGTACGTACCCGCTCGGTGTCTTTAGTATCCAGTCGTCGTACTTGGATACGGCTATCAATTCTTCTGTCACCACGATATCTCTTGTCGATGCTTCGTCATACCCGAACCAAGGCACCGTTACGATCGACTCAGAAGACATTACGTACACTGGGAGAACCGGTAATACTCTTACTGGCTGTGTTCGCGGGGCTAATAGCACTACTGCTAGTAGCCATATTCAATACACTTCGGTCAGTTACAAAGTTCCTAACCAAGTAATGCTGCATGAGTACGGTAACGACGATGTATCTCAAACCCCGTCGCAGCCAATCGAAGCGTACATTGAATCTTCGGACTTTGATATTTCTGACGGTGAAAACTTTGGCTATGTATGGCGCATGTTGCCTGACTTGACCTTCGCTGGATCTAACGCTGGCAGCCCGTCTATTACTTTGACGGTGCGACCAAGACAGAACTCTGGCTCTAACTACACGGCGGCAGATAGTCCTACCGTTACACGCACGGCCACGATACCAATTCAACAATACACCGGTCAGGTTTATACCCGTGTCCGTGGTCGTCAGATGGCGTTCCGTTTGGATTCAACCGAGCTTGGCGTAGCGTGGCAGATGGGTGCTATGCGTATTGACGTTAAACCGGATGGCCGTCGTTAATGTCGGTTACTAGTAAAACACGAAACATTGCCAACCCTAGCTTGCCGGTAGCACCGGTTAGTTATGAGCAGCGTTTCATGGATCAGTACAGCAACGTTATACGTTTGTTTCTGAACCAAGTTAGTAACGCTAATAATTCACCCAGACCGTATGGATCTTTTTATAGCGATCAGGATCAAACCAACCCGGTTGCAGATGCCGTCAACTTGATGACGTTTAACAAGACCGTAGATTTTTTCAACGTCAACATCGGTGCAGTTAATTCTCGTGTGTATGTAGCTGAAGAAGCTATCTACAACATTCAGTTCTCCGCTCAGTTAGATAAGTCTGGTGGTAGCGCGTCCGCTGTGTATATCTGGCTTAGGCTTAACGGGCAGAATGTTTCAAACAGTGCGACTAAAATAGTTATTGACGGACCCAACTCCGAGATTGTGGCGGCATGGAACTTTGTGCTGCCTTTGGCAGAAAACGACTACATTGAACTTGCTTGGCAGTCATCAGACACCAACGTGTTTCTGGCGGAGGAACCTGCTCTGGGCAATGTTCCAGAAATTCCATCCGTTATCTTGACCATTACGTGGGTGTCCAATGTGTCGGTATGAAGTGTTAATATCCACGAAACTTGACCCCTTGGGGGCTGTATGAACCGTAATCCTTCTATGGCAGGTCTCGCCTCCCTCGTGCAATCACGGGGTCGGAACGGCGACTCCGTACTTGTCCACATGGCTCCCGAAGAAGTGCATGGCTTGCAAAGTCTTGCCTTGGCTCACGGTGGCAGCCTGACGATTAACCCAGATACGGGCTTGGTTGAAGCTAACTTCCTCAAGAAGCTCCTGCCGACCATTATCGGTGCAATCCTGACTCCGCTTTCCGGTGGCCTTATTAACCCGTTCACGGCGGGTCTTCTGGTCGGCGGCGTGGAAGGACTCCGTACGGGCGACCTTGGTAAAGGTCTCATGGCTGGCCTTGGTGCGTTTGGCGGTGCGGGGCTTAGCAGTGCTTTGGCGGGTGCTGGTTCGGCTGTTGCTTCAGGTGCTGGCGAAGCGATTAAAACGGCAGGCACAGAAGCTGCTTCTGCCGCTCTTAAAGAAGGTGCAAATCAGGCTGCTCAAGAAGCTGCTAAACAGACGGCTATGAAGGAACTTGCGGCCAAGAAGATTGCTGAACAGACGGCAACTAAGAGTCTCTTCGGTCGGCTCCCAGAGGGCGTTGCCAGCCTGAAGAACATCAGCACTGGCGCACAGGAGATCTTTAAGACTGGCGGTGCGGGTCTTGGCGGTATCGGCGGTATGAACACTGCCGGTGCGGCGTTTAATGCGTTGCCGGGGGGCATGATTGGTAAGGCTGGTTTAGTTACTAGCGCCGCCAACGCCCTGACTCCTGAAATGGAGGTGCCAGAAGGCGCATATAACATCGACGATTCGTACTACGAATCTATGGGGTACAGCCCTGAGCAGGGTCGGTTCCTCGGTGGGCAGTGGCGCAAGGGATATCCCGGCTTCCCCGGCTATGCGATGGGTGGCGCGGTCATGCCGCGCACGAACTACGACTACCCGCAGGCAGGTATCACTAAATCAAATTACGCGCCAAGTCTTGAGTATACCAAGCCGCAGGAGATTCTTGACGGCTACGACACCAAGATTGACCCGTTCACGGGTGCAGAGCGTTTTGCTGAAGGCGGTCAAGCACAATCTAATTTGAATCAAGCAACGTTGGAAGAAGGCGGCCGTTTGGCGGAAAAGCAGCAGAAGGAGTTTACGGACACGCTTTCTATCCTGACGATGAACCCCGGCATGTCATTTGCAAAGGCGGCTGAGTTCACTGGCTACAAAGGCGCTGCCCAGCCAGAGCACGCCGGTTATCAAGCCCGTCGTGACACGAGTGCCAACTTCAACTGGGGTGCGGACCTTCCGTACGACCCAAATATCTACGCCAATCAGTTTAAGTGGCAGGAATACATTGCCGCGAATCCGGACTTAGCAGCGGCAGGTATTGACACGCCGTGGGAAGCGGCAACGCATTATTCGAACTACGGCAAAAACGAGAATCGCCCCGGTGTAGGCTTCTTGAATTCTGGTGTTCAAGTTCTTCCCGGTGGGCAGGTTGTTTATCCGCAGCCGGTTGATGAACCGAGTCCTGAAGATATAGAGGCTCGTTTAGCCGCGTATCGAGAACGTGAAGCCAATCAGCCTCAGGTCGCCGCTCCCGCTGCACCGACCCCGACTCCTGCTGCACCAACTACGACGCCTGCACCGACAGGTATCGCCTCTACGTTGCCAAGGACTCCGTTTGTGCAGAATGTGAGTACGACCACCACGGCTCCGACTTCGTACATGCCATATGCTCCTGCCGCGTCGTCTTACTATCAAACGCCTTCGTCGTACTTCACTGCGCCGCAACCGCCGACTCCGGATCAGTTCCCGAGTCTTGAGGATTACTACAAAACGTTGATGACTGCTCCGCAGCAACAGACGCCAAGTTCGTCGTTTGCGGATTACATGCAGAGCCTCAACAAGTTTGTAACTTCACCGGTTGCACCGCTTACGGTGCCGCAAACTGCTGTTGCTCCTCCGCCTAACACTACGGTCACGGGTGGTGGTACTGGCACGACTGGTACTGGATCGGGCACAGGGTTGCCCGGTGGACTCGGCGGGATGCAGTGGAACCCGGCTCAAGGCCGCTTCGTGAATACTCCGGGCAGCATGGGTGACACTTACAACAACCTCGCTGAGCTTCAAAACTTAGTTAATTCCGGAATGTTTTCCGGCTTTAACTTTGGCGACCTAGGTAACTACTTAGGTACAGGTGGTAGCGATACTTCGGGCATGGTTTGGAATCCGTCAACTGGATCGTTCATGCAGCCGGGTACCCAACTGGATGTAAACGCTGCGCCGTACAACATGCAGACTCAAATTGCTGCTAATACTTATACGCAGCCAACTTTTGGTATACCCACCACGACGCCAACGATTCCGTATAACAACCCGTATCAAAACTCAATGAGCACGGGTGACTACGCTACTGCCGTAACTTCTCCGTATATCACTGAACCTGAAATTGATTACGGCAGTGATATGTTTGGCTTAGGCCAAGATGCCAACATCTTTGGCTTCTCTGGCGGTGGAAGCACTGAGTACGCTGCGGCAGGCAAACTGCTTCGTGGCCCCGGTGATGGCATGTCTGATGACATCCGTGCCAACATCGACGGTAAACAAGAAGCCCGTCTGGCCGATGGTGAGTTCGTTGTTCCTGCCGACGTAGTGTCGCATCTCGGCAATGGCTCGTCTGAGGCTGGTTCACGCAAGCTTTACGCCATGATGGACAAGATCCGTAAGGATCGAACTGGGCGTAAAGAGCAGGCACCTGAAGTAAAGGCTGAGAAGTATTTGCCAGCATGAATCTTGATTTCACATTAGTCAAGTACGGTCAGGTCAGTTATGTGATACCTGCTCTGATTAAGTATTTACAGAAGTCTGAATTTTGGAGCGGAGGGCGGGCAACCGTCGATGACATAGTTAGATTTGTAATGAACGGACAGATGCAGTTATGGGCTGTGTTTAATCCGCAAGATGATCAGATTTATGGATTTGTTATAACGGAAATTAAACCGTACCCGCAGAAGACGATGTTAGTAGTTCAATATTGTGCTGGTGAAAGCAACTATATGCAGTACGGTGAAGACGTTATTTTCTCAATCCTTGACAAGTTTGCTGTAGATGCAGGCTGTAAAGGGATTGAATTTTTCGGTCGTCCCGGTTGGGAACCGCATGTAAAAAAACGTGGATACACCAGAAAAACTGTGGTGTATGAAAAACATTTTGATGAGGTACAGCCATGAGTAGCGGCGGCGGCGGTTCATCTCAACCGAGTCAACAAACAGTCACTCAGGTAACTATCCCACCTGAGTTAATGCCCTATGCCAAGAAAGCTCTTGGTACGGCAGAACAGCTTGCTTATAACCAGCCCTACCAAACTTTTGGTGGGCAACGCATCGCGGGACTTAACCCGCTTCAGATGCAGGCTATGGGCCAGATCCAACAGCAACAGACTACGCCGCAGACTCAACAGGCTACCGGGTTTGCTGGTCTTGCTGGTTTGCAGGCTCAACAGTTGGGCGGCTACGGTCCCGCTACGTTTACTGGGATGGACGTTACCAACGTCACTGCCCAAGCTCCTGAACTGCGCGACATCGTGATGGAGAATCCGCAGCAGGTTGCTGCACCGGGAGATCTTGAACGTCTGCAAGCAGGCCCTGCCCAACAGGTGCAGGCAGAGAGATTCGGTCTTGCCAGCATGCAGCCCTACATGTCGCCGTACATGCAGGACGTTGTTGAGTTTCAGAAAGAACAGGCCATCAGGGATTACGCCAGACAGATACCGGGCTTGCAGGCAGCAGGCGTCCGATCCGGTGCGCGTGGCGGCACCCGTGAAGCGTTGCTTCAGTCCGAGGCTCGCCGCAATCTCCAAGAAGGACTGCGTGGTATCCAAGCGTCAGGTACTCAGCAAGCGTTCCAACAGGGGATGCAGCAGTACAACATGGACCAAGCGCAGCGCATGCAGGCTGCTCTGGCTAACCAAGCGGCTGGACTCACGGTCGGTCAACAGAACTTGGCTGCGGCTCAGGCTCGTCAGCAACTCATGGCTCAACAGGCTATGCAGGCTCAGTTGGCTAATCAGGCCGCAGGACTCACTAGCGGTCAGGCCAATCTTCAGGCGCGACTCCAGACTCAAGGTCTTGGCGCTCAACAGTCCATGCAGGCTCAGTTGGCTAACCAACAGGCTCAACTTCAGGCTCAGCAGCAGGCTCTGGCTCAGCGTCAGTTCGGCGCTCAGTTTGGCGAGCAGTCTCGTCAGTTCGGTGCCAACCTTGGTTTACAAGGCGTACAACAGCAGTTGGCTGCGGCAGGCATGCTCGGCAGTCTGGGTCAACAGCAGTTCGCTCAGCAGCAGGGTATCAACCAAGCTCAGATGGCGGCTGGCGCTCAGATGCAGCAGCTTGAGCAGGCTCGGTTGCAGGCAGCATACGAAGACTTCCTCAACCGTCAGCGTTATCCGTACCAGCAGCTTGGCTTTATGTCAGACTTGATTCGCGGTACGCCCACGGCTGGCGGCATTCAGACTATCTACGGATCGCAGTCTAGCCCCCTTGGCGCGTTAGCAGGACTTGGCGGCCTCTATATGGCTGGTCAGTCTCGGTAATGAGGGTATAGGTCATGGCAAGTAACATGATGTATGGCATATCGGCACTCGACCCTCGGGTTGCTGCTACCGACAAGTTCATTCAAGACAAGCAGATTCCGCCTGATCAGGTAGAAGACTTTCTGCTGTCGATGGGTGCCGACCCCAAGTTGGCTAGTCTGGTATTTAAATATCGGAAGGTGCAAGAGGCTGCTAAAAATCAACAGCAAGCTGCGCCCTCGACTACCAACGTCGATCAAGATATTTCTAATCAATACGCTCAGCTAAAGCAACAGCAACGTGGCATTGCTGCGATGTCTGCTCCTGCGATTGCTAATGCCCCGATGCGCGGTGGTATTACTGGTCAGCCTGTGCAGCAGATGGCTGGCGGCGGTCCGGTTGCGTTTGGTAAAGGCGGTAGAACTTACACCGTCGATCCTGAAGGCAACGTAGATACCGGTGAAGGTAGGGACATCATTCCTTACGAGGCTCCTGCCGAACCGCCGCAAAAGAAACGCGGCATATTCCGGTCAATCATGCAGAACCCGATTCTTCGTCGCGCTGGCTACGCGGGTCTTGGCTTGGCTGGACTTAGTGCTTTGTTTGGTGAGGACGACAAGAAAGAGCCTACGGCGGGTGCCACAGTAGAGATGGCTCCGGAAGGTTTGTCTGATGAGGCCATTAAACTTCTTGCTGCCGCAGACGCAGAACGCCCCGCTGCCGGTGCAGGCTCTCAGGCAACTGCGTTACCTGCTGCGCCAAGATTTAAACGACCGGACACATCTGAAATTAAAACTGCTATTGCTGAAGCCGAGGCGCGTGTACCCAAGAGTGAGCAAGAAGCTATTGATGCCGAGATGAAAATGCTCAAGGAGGCTGGAGCGTTTGAAGGTATTGAAGCCCGTCGCAAACAACTTGCTGAGCAGAAAGAAAAAGCCACTACGTCACCCGAGAAAAAGTTCTGGTTGGCGTTTGCTCAGGCTGGTTTTGCTGCGTCTGCTAAGGGTGCCCGTAACCTTTGGGAAACCTTGTCCATGGGTGGTGTCGAGGGCATGAAAGTCTATGAAGGCATGAAAGAGAAAGAGAAGGAAACGCTTGAAAGAATCGCTGACAGGCAGTTCCAACTTGATGAGATGCTTTCTAACAAGAAACTGACTGCTACTCAGGCTGGTAGAAAGAAACTTGATGATGCTCGTAGAGAACTGCAAACGCTGAGACTACAGAGTGCTGCTCAAGAAGCGTCTATAACTAATGCTGAAAATATGTTTGGCGCACAGATCTATGGCACTCAGGCTCAGATCACGGCGGCTGACCGTCGTTTCGCCGCATCGCAAGCTGGTAAAGCGCAACTACAAAAACTTGAAAATCAGTACTACGCTGATATTGCTGCGGCACAACGTACAACTGATCCTAAATTGAAAGCAGCTTACTTAGCGCGAGCAGAAGATACGTTTAGAGCTAAAGCACGAATTGAACAAGCGGAGTCTGGTTATCAGTCTGCGGCGGCAAGAATCCAAGACAGGGCTAATATGATCACTAGGCAGGGTGCTTATGCACCTGATGATGCGTATAGTGGTATGGAACAAGTAGAGTAAGCCTATGCCTCGCTACGTAGTGACGATGCCGGATGGTAGAAAATTTGCCATCAACGGCCCTGCTGGTGCATCTCAAGCAGAAGTCATTGCTGCCGTACAACGTCGTCTAGGTGCAGACAAGAAAGAAGAAACCACTCTCGGCGGTGAACTAAAAGAAGCGGTTAAAGGCGTCATCCCCGGTGCGGCTGGACTTCTTGAAACGGCAGCTACCGGTGCCGCCGCGTTGCTTCCTGAAGAACAGGAAATGGCTGTACGAGCCAAGGCCGCAGAGATGGCTGGTGCCGCCCGTGAAACGTTTGCTGCTGCACCCGGTTATGAAGATTCTGTCGGTCGCAAGTTTGGTGAAGCCCTTGGTTCGACCGTACCGTTCTTTGCTCTAGGTCCTCTTGGTGTAGCCGGTCGTGTTGCCGCCACTGGACTTGGTGTTGGAGCAGGTGCAGGTGAGGCTCGGCAGCGTGCTGAGACTGAAGGCGGCGAAGAAGATAAAGGTCTTGCCACTGCGGCAGGTGCCGTCGTCGGTGCCAGCGAAGCCATACCGGTATTCAACTTCGTCAAACGTTTGCCTCGTGGCGCACAGTTAGATATTGCTGATCGTGTTCGCCGTGCATTTCAGGCCGGTGGTGAAGAAGGCGCACAGGAAGCTGCTGCACAGATCGCTCAGAATTTAATTGCCCGAGGTTTGTATAAGCCTGATCAGGCGTTGATTGAAAGCGTTGGTGAAGAAGGTGCATACGGCGCGGGTGTCGGTGCATTCATCCAAGTCCTGACCGACATGGCGCTGGGTCGTCGTGCCAAAACTGCCCCGCCTCCTGAGCCACCCACCGCACAAGAAAAGTTGGCTGAGCCTGAGACACCGCCCACTGCACCGGCTGGAACGCAGGCAGCGGCAGCGGAAGATGTAGCAAAACAGGTCGATACGCAATCCACTGTTAGACAAGCTCTTGACGAAGAGATTAGCGCAGAGGAAGAAGCCCGTCTTGAACGCGAGGCTATCCAAGCCTATGAGCGCGAGCAGGAAGAACTCGCTGCTACCAGACGCCGTCAGTACGACGAGAGAACTCTGCGCGAAGCAGCGGAGGCTGAAGCACTTGCTCCGGTAGACGAAGATATTCCGTACATGCGGCCCATGAGTGAGGAGGCTCGTGCTGCCCTAGATATGAATCTGGGTGAGCGCCTCATGGGGGATGAGATAGAAACTCCGTCTATGAGTGAGGAGGCTCGTGCTGCCCTAGATATGAATCTGGGTGAGCGCCTCATGGGAGACGAAGTAGAAACCGTAGAACCAGAATACACGATGCGGGACGCTGCTCTTGAAGTGTTCCGCGAGACTGGTAGAACTAACGTAGATACGTTGCGTGATCGGCTGGCTATTCCGTTGCAGGAAGCCAAGCAACTGCGTCAGTCATTTATTGATGAAGGATTACTTGTAAGGCGTGGCAACACCTACATATTGCAGGAACCGACCAAAGAGGCTCCGCCTGCCAAGGCAGAGGAGGTGGAAGATGCAGCAGTACGCGCCAGAGATATTGAAACAGTTGACACTGGAGCAGTTGGAAGAGGCGATGTATTGCCTCCATCACGACCAGTATCCGAGGGACCTGTTGTTACAGAGCCTGCAACTACCGCAGTGGAACGAGTTGGCGAATTTGCTCCAGATGTTGTTGAAGGAACGGCAGCAGCAGACGTTGCACTAACTGCGGGTAAACCCGCGCTTCCTGAGAGGAAAGTAAAGAAGGCGGCGGAGGCAATTACTGCTCAACGCATACAGCCGGGTTTGCCTCTTGAAGATACTCGTGAAGCAGAACCAGAAAAGGCTGCCCCTGCCAAACTTCTCAGTAGGCGAGCTATCTTCGATGAAGCAAAAAAATTATACGCGGCTGGTCAAGTAAGCCCGCGTACATACCGTGCTGTTCTGGAAGAAATAACCAACGCGCCGTTTGGTGAGTTAAAACAGCGTGACCTAATAAAGCTACGCGATAAATTACGTGCGTCTCAGCAGCGTATCCAAGCAAGTCAGGCGGCTCCTGTAGAGCAGGAGAAAGTAGAAGCTCCGGTTTCTACCGATGATGAACTTGCTGCGTTTTATAAGCGCAGGCAGGAAGAAGATACACGGCAACGTGTACGCCGCGAACGTCGTGATATTGGCATGCGTTTACAGCGTGGCCCCGGTATCGGTATGGATGCAGGTCGCGTCCAACAGATCGCTGACAAGGCTGCTGCCAACTGGAAGAACAAGCCTCGCATCATCGCCGTTCAGTCAATCGATGAAGTGCCTGAGTCAATCCGTGACAAGGTTCCGGATGATGCACGTGGCTTCTATATTGCTGGCGACGTATGGATTATTGGTGATAACGCCACGACTGAAGCGGGCGTCCGTGCCACTCTATTCCATGAGTCGCTTGGTCACTACGGCTTGCGTAGCATGTTTGGGCGACGTCTCCGCGAGGTAATGCTCGATATATACCGTACTAATCCCGCCATGCGTAAGGCAGCGGATAAGTGGTTGGGCGATGCTCAGAACGCCACTACGTACGACTACATGGACCGTGACGGCCAGACTGCTATGGCTGTTGAAGAAGTTCTTGCTGAAGCGTCGTCGCAGGGTGAGATCAAGAACGCCGGTATTCGTGCTGCCTTCAATCGTGTTGCTGCCCTTATCCGCAGGTTCCTGCGTGCTATGATAGGTGGGTTTAGAGGCGGCGAACTTGCTTATAGTAACAACGATGTCCGTCAGGTTCTGATTGAAGCACACAGCACGGTTATTACTCGTGAGCGTGAAGCTCGACTTGGTGACGGCACGATTGCCTTCCAACGGAAAAAGGCTGAAGCCCGACTCAGTAGCGTATTTAATGTCAATCTGACTGCACCAAAGTACAACGAAAAGATTGGCGATGGCGTACGTGGTGCGCTTGGGAATGTTTATGACTCGCTGCGCGAAGGCGCAATAGGCTTCCTAGGCATAGATCAGATTGCAGAGGTATGGGCTGAAGAACTTCCTGCTGTTGAGAAACTAGACAAGATTCTTAGCGCACGTGGCTCTACCGAAATGACCCGGCGCGAGTACGTTAGCAAGAACGTGACTGACTGGTTTGAATTGTCCAACAAGCATTCGCCTGAAACGCTTGATAAATTTTTCCGCGTAGCCAACATGACTACGATCTATCAGGTTGATCCGTTGGATAGTTCGGTACAGGCAGTATTGAAGAAGCCAGTTACTGCTATGACGCCGTTTGACAAGGTCTCGTATGACATTGTCAAAGAGTACAACAGCATGCCTGTCGATCTTCGCAAAGCCTATAAGGACATGCGTGAAGATTACGATAAGTCGGCCAAAGAGTTCGAGAAGCTGCTTGAGCAGCGGCTCGGTAAAGACGTACTCGATAGAATCAAAAACAAGTACGACAAGAAGAAACTTCAGGTCTATTTGCCTTTGTGGCGTGACGGTAAGTACTGGCTAACTTACACCGACAAGAACAATGAGACCATCACTTCTGCCTACGCCACTGACGTAGAGAGGCAACGAGCGAAAGAAGCCGTGTTGGCTGCTGGTGGCAGAGATATTCAAGACTTTAAGCGTCTGCGGGATGCGCGTGAAGGTGCGCCGCCGACCGGATTCTTGGGCGAGATCGTCAAGGAACTTGACAGTAAAGGTGTGCCGCCTGATGCCATCGACGCCGTGTACGAGGCGTATCTAAACTACTTACCTGCTGAGTCTATTCGTCAAATGCGTCGTCCCCGTGAAGCGTCATTTGATTTGACCACGGGCGTGGATCGCTACGGTGTATTCGGCTTTGAGCCTGACATCTTCCAGTCCTACGCGAACGTTGCGCCGCGCATCGCTAACCAGTTGACCAATCTGGAGTACGCCATCCCCATCGAAGAAACGATGAGGGAGATCAAGAGACAGGTTGGTGGCGACAGACCGCGCAATCCGACGTTGGCTGCGGTGTATAACAATCTGGAGAAGCAGGTCAACTTCATCCGTAACCCCGAGAAGAATTGGCTCGTGGACGGTGCCAGCTACTTCAGCTATCTGTGGTTCATTGCGGGTAATATTTCTTCTGCACTGATCAACTTGACTCAGATTCCCATGGTGGTCGCGCCGCTACTTGGCGGTAAATACTCTATTGCGAAGGCTACTGCCGCGCTGGATAGAGCTTCGGCTACTTACTTCAACGGTGGATGGGATACTAACAACGGTGGCAGAGGCGCGTTCCCGTCTGACTTTACGTTCGGCGCTGCCCAGAATCTGCCGCCCCGTTACAAGAGACTGTACAACCGTGCGGTAGCCCAGTCGATCATTCGCCGTTCAACCGGCTACGAAATCACTGAAGCACAGCGGTCTGGTGTTAAAGACTTCGTGGGAATACGAGCACGAGTCGAGCATGGTCTTGGCTGGATCTTCCAGAACTCGGAACGTTTCAACCGTGAAATTACGTTGCTCGCCGCGTTTGATCTCGCCTACGAAGAAACCAAAGATGTAGACAAGGCGATTGATGAAGCCTTGAAGTTGGTGAAGGCAGCGCACGGTTCTGCTCTTGCCGAGACTGGTCCGCGTCTGTTCCAGCAGGGTTTTGGTAAGGTGATGTTCACCTTCAAACGCTTTGCTCAGGCCCAGATCTACTTGCTGTCTAAGTTGTTTAAGCAATCCTTTGGCGATGCTGATCAACGCACCCGCGAGATTGCACGTAGTCAGTTGATTGGTATCTTCGGATCGTCGTTCTTGATTGCAGGTATTCAAGGCATGCCGATGTACGGCGCGGTCGAGATGCTGGCTAACCTGCTGCTTGGTGACGATGACGAGCCATACGACTTTGAAGCCTACATCAACAAGAAGTTTGGCGACATGGGGCAGAAGGGTCTGCTCAACAAGATGATTCAGGTAGACGTTGCTTCGCGTACCGGCTTCAACAGTTTGATCTGGAAGGACGATCCGCAACGCATGGCTGAAGTTGGTCCGTTCTTGTACACCTTGGAGCAGGCAATGGGTCCTGCCTACGGCGCGTTCTTGAGCGGTCAGCGTGGGTATGATCTATTTAAAGAAGGTGAGTACCGACGTTCCATCGAGGCAATCACACCGTCGTTTATCCGTAACGGGTTCAAAGCAATTCGTATGGCCGAGGAAGGCGTGCGTAACAAAGACGGCACACCTGTTATTGAAGACATAAGCCGTTACAACTTGATGATGCAGTTGGTCGGCTTTACTCCTGCCAAGGTAGCCGAAGCTCGTGAGAGCGCGGGTGTAGATAGAAAGATAAGTGACAAGCTTTATGCACGTAGAGATAAACTGCTTAATCAGTATTTCTCTGCTTGGCAAGAGAATGATCAAAAAGAAATGCAAGAACTACTCGGTAAAATGTATGAGTTCAGCATAAAAAATCAGAAGCCCGGCTTGTTTATTGATGCCGAGACGATACAGAAATCCATTTCAGGCAAGTTGGAACGGCAGGCACAGTCAGTAAACGGTATGTACTTACCGATGCCGGTACGCACCAGAGTAGAAGAAATACGAGAGGGTGGTTAACCCACCCTCCACACCCTGACGCCGAGGTGTCCTTCCTTGGACGAGATGTAAGCCTTCACCCTAACCTTGGCTTGCTTGGCGCAAGTATCTATCTTGTAGAGCATCTCTGCCGGTCGGACGGTAGGCACGAAGAACGAGTCTCCGATATCCATACCGTCAAACGGGAAGATCCATTCAGGCTCCTGAAGCCTTGTCTCCGTCATTCTTCATTTTCTCCAAGAACTCTTTCGTTACTTCAGGGTCAGCATGGAAGGCGTACACCCAGATCGGTGCGGTCACACCGCCCTTCCAGCCCTTTGACAGACGCATCTTCTTGGCATCGATCAACGAGCCTTTCGCCTTCAACACCGTCTCCATCTCTTCCGTACTGACATTGCACTCGTTCACCAAGAACTTTCTTAGCTCAGTCTTGGAGATGTACTGCGTGCCGTTATCTATCTCGATACGGGCGACGATTGCACCGTACGCATCCGACACCTGCCTGCCTTCGTTAAAGACAAGTATGCCGTTCTGATACTTCATCAAGAACTCGGTGATCAGCGCATCGTAGTCAACTTCGCCATCCTTGACGGTCTTATCTCTGACCATGATGGACTGCAACAGCACATAGTTGAACAGGCGGTCGAGGTCATAACTGACAATGTCAGCACGACCGGCAATCTCTAACCCTGCAAACGATGCCGCCAAGCCGTTCTCGTAGAAACGATATGATGCGTCTGTACCAAACCGCGATGAACGTATGCGGTCGTGCCACTTGTCGAGGACTTCCGTAGCAGCTTTGTCACCCATCTTCAGCAGGTACTTGATGTACTCATACCCTGCCCAACCGTAGTTGGTATTGAACGGATCGAAGATCTCCTCGCCTAGCCTTGGATTATTAGCCATGGCAGCGGGACGGGCTATGCGGAACTCCATGTACCGCGCCATCTCACCAGTCGGGTTGCGCTTAGAGGCAAAGATCTTGTCCCGCATGGACTCGTTCGATGTCATCAAGCACAGTTGTGCCGCAGTCAACTCCTGCTCACGCTCTGCGTTCACGTTGGACTTCAGGCGAATCTTGCCCTTGCCCTGCGAGATGGAGTGGATCAGGTTGGACAGTTCCTTCGGGTCCTTGTCCTTGACTTCGTCCAATCCTAAAAGAATGTTCTTGAGGTTAAGAGCACGCTGCACAAGTCCGTTGTCGGTCGCTTTGTATACGCTGACATCTTTCGGGTTAGCGAAGACACTACTAGCAGCAAGCAGCGCACCAGTCTTACCGCCGCCTGTGTTGCCGGTGTAGCAGAACGTCATGCCACTCGTGGTGCAGTAACGCATCAGCGGAGAGCCAAACGCCATGCCGACCGCAAAGGCGTGCATCTCAAAACCCGGCATGTCGAGTTTGTTGGCGCACTCCTTCCACTTCTCAAACGAGCCTTTCGGCTCAAGCATCTTGGCGATGCTCTTCACCAACGGCGACACTGGAGCAGGCCGCTCCTCGCCTGATCGTGTGATCTCGGTCGTGCCGATCACGAATACATCGTTCTCAGGTGTCCATCCCATCTGGCTGCGTACTTGTTCGGCAGCGTCCTGTGCTTGTAAGTAATGTGCCCATTTAGTCATATAGTCCACCAACTTCGGCCATTGTGCTTGCGTGGGCGGTGATACACCCGCCCTACCTAGTGTGCGTTTGAATTCGTCCAAGGACTGCACCGACTCATTCGATAGATCAACTTCACGAGTCTCATGCGGCAGCACCACCCTGATCGTATAGATCTCACCCTCGGACTTGCTGTACATCCGCTTGATGGGATAGAAATCATTAGTCGATATCAGCGTAGGTTCTGGCTGGTACTTGGTTCCGTCTTCGTCAACTTCGGCGGGTGGGAGATAGTAAATTCCTCCGGATCGCCCTCGTACATAGGGACGGAGCGCAGGTGGAAATGCTTGAATCTCTTTGGAATCCTCTTCGACCCAAACTGAGTCCGCCTCAGCCCTTTCTTCCGTGGCTTCGACAAAACGTCTGCCGACTGCAAGCGGGTTTGTGATTCGGCCTCGTAGTGGGCAGCCTTCGCAGCCGCCGGGGTTGAGTTCGTTGAACTTCTCGCACGAAAAAGGTTTACCAAATGATTGATTAGCTTTTCTAATAGTTGCTTCATGGTTGTACTCGGGGTGGTCTTCGGACATCAAATGGATAGCTGATTCCCAGTCCGTGCAGTGCCGTGCAATCGACAACCCCGCATACCACAACGGTTCTTCCAGTCTGGTCGCATTGACCAGAATGTGTTTGATCTGAGCGCAGCCCTCATCGCTCAGACTTTTCTCAGCTATGTCTTGGAACGTCGTTTCATAGTTATCCAGACGAGCAATCTTCCTAGTGTCTTCGTCCAGACCTTTCGGCAGTAGATCAAGAATTGATCCTGCTGTTTCAGTCTCACCTAAGTAACTCTTAAACATGTCGAAGTCGTACTCAACGAACTCCGTGTCCAAGAACTTGGTAGGCGTGGGAGGATCTTTCTTGTGATTGAACGTCTCAGGGCAGCGAAGGATACGCGCTGCGTCTGCCGTTACGGCAGGATCAATCTTGAGATAGTCCAAGCACATCTGCTTGAACTTGGTTGCATAGATCTTCCATTCCTCGGTAGGAACATCGCGGTCGAAGATCCAGTACGCATGGACGCCGCCACCGGAATCAACCCTGACCGGAGGTGGTAACTCGTATTGCTTTACGAAGTCGTCAAGTGCAGCCAAAGCCTCCTCTTTACTGGAGTACTTCTTGTCACTGTCACCGACATCAAGATCAATGAAGAAGGACTTGCAGTACTGGGCGTAATCCGTCTTCCTGCTATGTCCTTTGAAACTGTTTAGTGCAACAAATACATTCTGGCCTCCATCATTTAACTCGTTTACAACCTTAACTAAGTCGTCGAATGTCTCTACGAACCGGTGCGTTGTTCTATCGTTTTTTATACCAGCTACACAATAGACACCCTGCGACGGTAATGCTTTCTCGTAAAATTCTTTTATCATGACCGTTACAGATAAAAAAGGCGGGGTGGCAGTCCCCCGCCAACTGAGGTGACTACAAACTCAAATCAAAAAGTTCCTCCTAACATCTGTGCGATGTAGATCTTGGCATCGAGGGAGTTCCGAGCGGGTAACACGCCGTCAGTCATATCTCTCTCAATCAATGAGATGAATGCTTCGATGCGGTTACGCTTCTCTTCTCTTATACCCTGTCCACGAAACCACGCATAGACCGTAGTACGTGAAGTCTCCAACGCCTTGGCTACGTATGCCGCAGGGATGTTAGCCTCGACACATAGTCTGCCAAGCCTGACCCCTAGACGGTTAGGATCGCCGTCCTTTAGTGCAACCAAAAACTTGTCACCGTATGAGCGAGGCATATCTACTCCTTACTTCTTCGCCCACTTCTTGACAACGTCAGCGACGTCACCGGTAGGAGCGGCTTCAGCCTTCTTACCTGCCTCACGTACCTTCGGCTCGTCAAGCGCAGCAGGTCCAGTGACAACCGGCGCACCCGGCTCAACACCTTCATCTGCCTGATACACAGTCAACTTGACCGCTGCTTCTGCCGCAGTTGAGTTGCGCTGCCGCACGATGGTCTCAATGTCTTCTTCCTCAACGGCAGAGACAGGCGAGAACAGAACCTTCGGTACAGGCGACTTGGTATCAAACTGCATCTTGGTCACGACGCGACCCGCGCTGATGTCGTTGTTAGCCAACATCTGAATGTACGGACGGAACGGCCACTTGCCATTCTCTTCCTTACCAAAGCACGACGTAGCAGGGAGAACCAACTGCATCACATCGCCACCGGGGTTGTTGGGTAGAACAACCGCAGTACGCCATGACAGACGGCACGCCGTACCGCTGCCACCCTGACCAGAGCCTTTAACAGACCACGGGCACGAGTCACAGGACTTGGCTTGCGGAGTTTTGACCTCGGCATCCGGAGTCTTGGAGTCCGACGACCAGCAGAGCGGGGCGACCTTCTCGCCTTCCTTGTACGCACCAGAGTAGTAGGTGCGGCTTGCGGTGTGTGCCATCTTCACGAAGATCACGTTCATGTGACGGTCTTCGATAGACGCGACTTCCTTGCCACCTGCCATCTTGCGGAACACGCCGCCCTTGATGGAGATGCGCTTCATCCCACCTGCGCCGCCACCTGCGACTGCGCGAGTGTCGTCATCAAGCCCCGTCTTAATCGTGGCAATCTGACTCTTCAAACTAAGAATGATATCGTTACTCATAAATCCTCACTTACTAACTTTACGTACTGAAACGCCATACTCGCGCATCACGTTGACACCGGGCGGCAACCCGTCGCCTTCATGATCTTTTATAAACTCTTTGAAGTTGCCTTGATGGATACGACGCTCAAGCAACTGCACGGCTTCGTTATCAAGAACAAACTTGTAGAAGTTATCCCAATCTTGGCAGAAGAAACGTTCGTTCAACTTACGCATCACCGTGCCGTGGCTCGTCTTGATGCTGTCTGCATTTACGCTGTTGCAGATGTTGAGCAATGCCGTTTCGATCTGCATCGACTCAGCCTTCAGGGCCTTGTCAGCAGCTTCATACTCTTGAAGGAGTCGGTCGCGCTGATTGCGTATAGCGATGAAAGCCTTCACTAACTCTTCTGTATTTACTTCACTCATACTAGATCCTCACTGAGTACATTACTGTACAGGTCAACTATTTTTTGATGACTATCTACCTTGCCTTGCAGCATGGAGTACATCTTCTTCTCAACGTCCGAGCCTTGCAGGTGAACAACAGTCATCTTGTTCTTCTGCCCGACTCGTTCAATACGCCCGATACATTGCAAGTAAGTCTCGACGCTCATCACTGGCGACCAGAACACAATCGTGTCTGCCGCCGTCAAAGTAATTCCATGTGCTGCCGATTGCGGTTGAATCACAAGCACTCGCGGATCAGTCAAAGTCTGGAAACGCTTGATGATCTCTGAACGCTCTTGTGCTGCTACCGAACCTTGAATGACCTCACACGTAACGCCTTCGTCTGCTAGGAACTTCGTGACTACATCAATAGTATGGATGTACGGAACAAATACTACAACCTTGTTTGACGTTTCTTCAAGCACTTCTTTTAACGCATTGAGTCGCGGTGAAACATCGAACTCGATGACCTTTTGCTTGTCGGTGTAGACCGCACCGCCACTGATCTGAAGAAGTTTATTTAGCGATGCCGCTGCGTTGATGGCGGAGACTTGCTCACCAGATGCTTCGATAAGAAGTTGTTGCTTCAACTCTTTGTAGTACTTGGCTACTTGCGCCGTGAGCGGCACGATGCGTGTCTGATAAGTAAGTTCTGGCAGATCCAAACATTCCTTTTTGGAGTATCTGATCGCAGGTTGTAATGCTTTGAATACGTCTTCCTTGTGGGTCGGCCTCGGCATCCACTTGAACCGTGTCACTTGGTACATGACCTTGTCACGCCAAGCAGTAGTGAACTTCGGTACGCGCTGCGGTGCAACCAATCGCGCCAAACCAAACGCATCAAGCGGTGACTGCGATGCCGGTGTGCCTGTCATCATCCAGAGCCACGTGTCAGGCGTAAGTAATTTAGCCAACGTCTTCCATCGTTTTGTTGACGCCGTCTTGTATGCGTTGGCTTCGTCGATGATGATCAAATCAAACTTGGCAGCAAGCAGTTCATCGAAGACTACGTGCGTACCGTCATAGTTGATGATTGTGAAATCGTAGTTGCTCTCAATAATCTTCTTACGCTTCTCGCTGCTACCGTGTGCCACAGCGCAACTGCGGTGCATGGCGGTCTTGAATACGTCTGCCTGCCACGCCGAATACATAATCGACAAAGGACATATCACAAGAACTTTCTTGATGATGCCCAACCCCATGAGATAGTCGGCAGCCCAGATGGCAGCGGAGGTCTTGCCCGTACCGGCTTCGTTGAAACAGAACGCACGTTGCCGCACCGACAGGAACGACGCCGTATCTTTCTGATGTTCGAACGGGCGGTGGATACCGGGCCAGTTGTAGTCGCGCAGTATCGGTGACGGCAGCTTCGGTAAGTTTGGATTGGGTTGAGCGGTGTCGAGGATAGCCGATGCTATAGACACTTCTTTGTGATCCCAAAACAATAAAACGTTTTTAGCGAAAGCGTGTGCTTCTCTAATCTCGCACTTGTCTATGTGAGAGTAGATCTCGTCTGCAAGGTTGTAAGGAATTGTGAACTGTAATGCTTGGTTTTCTACTATATTCATAACTGTACCTGTTAATTAAAGCCCGTCTCGTGGGCTAGACGGTCGATGCCCAAGTTGGAGGCTGTGCCATGGATATAGCACGCGTGGGACTTGCCATCGACTGACGCGGTTCGCGGTGTCACTCCGCAGGGAAGGGTGGCTCCCCGTTCAACGCACTCACGCCTTGCGCTGAACTATTTCATCGCACCAGAAGACTTACGAGGGAAGGATCGGTTCTTGCTAGGAGACTGCAACTTAGTACCGTCCCCGTTGCTACCGCCCTTCGACAGTGCCTTTACGTGGGCAACGTCTTTACCTTTTCGGTTAATACCTTTCTTGTCGTAGGATCGTCGGGCGCGTTGGCGCTCCATACGATCTTCGTGTTCACCACGTTCGACTTGCTTCTTGTACTCGTGCTTGTATGGACGAGGCTTGTTTACATAAGGCATGTCATTTCACCTTGTAGAATTTGCATGTATCAACCGGACACCAACCGCACAGGCCGCTCGGCTTTTCAGGCCAAAAGCTGTTCTCGTATGCGTTCTCTAGTCGGGTCAGGTCGCCTTTGAACTCCAGCCACAACTTGTCTATGTCAGATCTCGCATATTCTTCTGGCACGAACGAGTTGCGCGTGATGAACAGCAGTCCCGCCTTGATGTTCACTACATCAGGGAAGTGTGCATAGGTCATCAGTGCCATCAACTTTAACTGCTTCGGGTCAGGATACTTGTTGCTGCCGGTCTTGTAGTCAATGATGAAAGCGTCTTCACCGTCAACGATCAGCAGGTCAACGATACCTCGTACCCAACGATCCTCTGCATCGAACTCACACTTGGTCTTATCTAATTTCAACGCCATCTGATACTCGGGGTATCGCTTGCCCGGTATCTTCAATAATTCATCTAGTACAGGTTTGTAGTGGGAGTAGTGTTTCGCAAGCGGCTTGCCCTCACGGACGTAATCTTCTACCGCCTTGTGTACCTCCGTCCCGTACAGCATTTGCTCCGTGACTTTCTTAGTCACAGACTTCGCTATCTTCACCTCATAGTACTGCTTCGGACAGTTAATGAAGTCTTTGAGACTACTGTATGACCACTGAATCACTTAACAATCCCCATAAGACTGCCCGTACTTCGCTTCACAAGCGACCGGCAGACCTTTAGCCCAACTCGGAGGAGTAGACATTACTTGTGTTATAAACGCAAGTGCTTCATCTACCTCACTTTCTGGAGCAATGATTACGGCAGCATCATGCACAGTCAGCACAGGCCGGTAGCGTTCACGTAGTTTAAGCATCTGCTCACCGACGATAATTCTGGCGAGTGCCTGCACCACGTTCTCAACTACAGCCCCACCCCAAATGGATACAGGGCCTTTGCGCGAGTCGTAGGTCATGCGTTCATCTTCAATACGTAGATTCGGGTATCGAATGTACAACCCGTTAGGCAGTCGTAGACCTGTGCTGTTTACTCTGACTACGTCGTGTTGTCCCAACGAATACTCATTCATCTCGCTAGTCCAACGCGCGATGTGACCCAGAGCCGTATCTGAATCACGCCACAAGCCCACGATCTTGTCGTTGATGTTGCGATACAGATTCACGATCTGCTTGCACTCGTCCTCTAACAAGTCAGCCCCCGGCGGTTGAGTCTTCAGCGTGTGCCGTAACTTCGCCGCGCCTGTGCCATAGCCAAGTCCAAGAATGCAGGTCTTGCCTACGAACCGTTCGACGGGGTTGGCCTTGCTGATCGGTCGCTTGTAAATCTTGCTGGCGAACCTGCTGTATACGTCGTCACCCTCTCGGAACTGCTCAACCAGAGCGTTCTCTCCTGCCAACCACGCCAGCACACGTGCCTCGATCTGTGAACTGTCACAGTTAATAACCACGTGGCCTTCTGGTGCTACGACCGACTTCTTCAGAGCCTTCTTCTTGGCATCACGACTCGGCAGGTTCTGGAAGTTGACTGAGTCAGCCCCTGCCCACCGTCCGGTGTGCGCCCCGTAATACTTCAACGGGATTGGAAGTAACCCCTTGTTCCTCGCACCGATACCGATGAACCGCTCGATACGCGACTCCTCGATGGTGGACTTAGTGCCCAACCGGACAGCGCACAGTTGCTGCACGATAGGATCTTCATGCTCCTGTAGTGCGATAAACCCTTCATCGTTCTTGGCGAGAGCAAAAGTCTCCTTGCCGGTAGTCGCGCTCACCTTCATGGGCGGTGCAACCCCCATGTCCTTCAGCACAGTGGCGAACTGCGGGTTGCTTGCTAACTTGGCACGAACTTCTTCCTCACTGCCTACATCCAACACGCCCTTCAGGCCGTTCAGTAACTCGGTCTTCTCAGCCTTGATCTCATCCAGACGTTCAATTAACAACGCATCATCCACGCGCAGCACCGGCAGCGTGTACATACGCAACGTCATGTCAATCAAATCTAGTTCGGACTGCGGAAAGTTTTGGACAAGTTTTCCGAAGAGTCTGTAAGTAAGTTCGACATCGTTCCTGCAATAGCCGCCGTAACGATCAAGATCATCAGGACGAAAATCACATCTTCTTTTCCCCAACGCATCGACAACCTCCGTACCTTTCTTACCTAATGAGTAACGCTCTGCCAGTTTGGCAAGTGAACCACCTGCGTCTACACCGTGTACGGCACGTGCCATACAGAGCGTATCGAAATAGTATGCAGGGGTAATGTTAAAGATGAAGGACAGGATGCCACCGTCGAACTGCGTGTTGTGACACAGCAGCGCAGACGTATCCCAATCCACTTGGTTCAGCCACGCCTTGATCTCATCGTGCGTACCGCTAAACCATTGCGTCTCATCCTCGTCAATCTTCATCGCCACACCGATCACTTCAAAGCGCGGATGGCGTATGTATTCCTCAGTAGTTAGCCGTGTGAGACTAAAGTCCTTGGCGTAGTAAGTTTCAAAATCAAGTGTTACGAAACTCATGGGTCTACGCTCCATGTTTCAGTTTGCCGCTCAAGCCTCGGCCACTCAGATGTCGTGATGAAAGACTTGTCCTGCACGAGCACGTGGTTGGTAGGCTGTGCTGTGAACCTGCCGTTGTCCAACTTAATAAAGTAGAACTCTTTGGATTGTTCTGGTTCCAAACTAAACCCGTCCAACATGGGTATGGCAGTGAACATATACTTACCAGTCAATTCTGTTTTAGACCGCAAGCGAACGCGCACCGGCACGGCTTCAAGAAACGGGTACTCCAATATACTGAACTGATGTCCGTAACAGTCCCATGTTTGACTGTCGCTCGGCTTCCAATCCAATGATGTTGTGATGATTTTGTGTGTCAGTTGATGTAACGGAACGTTGCGGTACACCGCTCCACATTCAAGCATTACATGACACCCCCACGTTCTGCCGGGGTGACTGACAAGACCGAACCACGCCACACGTAACCAATCTTCGTTACCAAAAGCGTGTGGTTGCACGTAACAGTACACGTGTCGAGGCAGCGGCCCCGCGCCAGAATAAATCATATTGTTCTATCCACTTTTGTACGTAGCCACCCTTTGCCTGTCTCGATGAACCCGGCTGCTGCTAGGGCTTCCAACGAACGGCACGTACCAAACTTGTATCGGTGTGACCTAAACGATTCCGGATTAGCGAACTTGCGCTTGCACTCCGTACATCTTCTTTCTTTTACTACGACGACCGTCATTCTTTAGCCTCTCCACTTCAGCCCGTAAGTATTTGATCTCGTGGTGGCATTGCCACAACACGCTGCCCACCGTCAAAAACTTAAACTCAGTAGTTGTTGATGTGTCATTTACCTCGTTGGGTAATGCACGAATCAGGTCAAGGATATCATCTTCTATCTCCATTACATCTTCCTCAGCACTAACATTTGTGGGTAGTACCGGATCTCGGCAATGCCCTGTTTCTTGTCAGTTGCTTTCATAAGTTCATTCATAAAATCCACAATCGTTTTACGATAGTTGGCAACCTCGCGTCTGAAGTGTGTTCGGAACTGTTCCGTGTATGAGTCATTGTAGGTACAGCCCAAGTCTTCGATGATGTAGTACCCACCGGAACGCACAGAAGACCAACAGTTGTGGAACATTGCCACCATGTCTTCGGAAATGTGAGACGCATCATCAATAAAAATATCTACGTATTCGCCCATACCGCGCTTGCACAAGTCTGCGATACGTATCTCTACGTTCTTCATGTCTTGGCAAAGTTCGGCACACTCTGGTCGGATGTCATACCCGATGATCTTGGACACGGGGAAATAGTTACCCCACATACGCAGCGATGCACCACATGCCACACCCGCTTCGCAGATGGTGAAGAGCGCAGTCTTGCGGTGAATACCACGCAGTAGTTCCTGCACGATCTTTTCGTACTGCACCGTATAGTTATGCTTGATCGTACCCTTGTCACTGCCATACAAGTCAGCGAGTCCGGTCAACGTCATCTCGGTTAGATCAACTTCACCTGTGTTCGGCACGTACTCCTCTGGCCTTACGATGTCCAGATACCGTCGCACCCCACCCCTAGCGTTTGGATCCACGTAGCGCCTCCAGTTCAGTCTTCAAAGTATTGATCTCTAACAAAATCACTGTAGCCTCGTCGGACAATCCCGCTCTGCGAATATTTTGTAATGACCGTTCTAACCGCTTTTGTTGGGACTGGCCGTACCCCCATGGGGCGGCACTCAATTCTGATTTCCATGCGCCGGGGGGTGATTGATCGTCTATCGTTACTCCGCTCGATTGTCCCACCTTCGGCTTTGATTCGTTCGTCATATTGTCTGATACCTCGGTGTACTGCTGTTGCCATGTGATGCTGTGGCGTGTTCCACAACTCCACCAAATCCTTGTAAGTCATACGCTCGTCAAGTTCTTGCGCCTTACGCTTACGTTCCAATAAAAATTTGTACTGCTCAAATGTAAGTGCCACGTTGAATCTCGACAGTCTTGTGTAAACCTTACCTTCCTTTTTCTTTCCTCGTGTCATCTCGCACCAATACTAATAACTTACACATAACATGTGACTGCGTTCGGTTGTTCTTGTCGATGTCGTACTGCTTGGCATACATCTCGATGATGTCCCACCGGATGATCTCAAGCCCACCGTCGTCACCGATCTTTGCCCAGATAGTTTCGTTCGGTATCGCCTTCACGTGCGCCTTGTCCATAATAAGTTCTGCATACTCTGCGTCTTTGGGCGGTGCTACCGCTGCTTCTACTCTTGCCATCTCACATCTCCTTCGCTACTGCTAACCATTCGTCGGCGTACTCAACGTTGCCCCAGTCCTTGAACCAAGGCCCACCTCGCGTGAAGTGAACCGCCACGGGGTTTGGGCAATCGTTCTTCGTGTGCCACCCCTCAAGGTAGTTATATGCAACGGGTAGGCTGCCGATGCGCTCGTCTTCAGTCCACTTGAACCTGTGCAGGTACATCCCCGTAGCAATGTTGACGGCTTGCGGTGTCAGGTTCTGCTTCACATCAGGATGGTCGCAGTTGATCAGCATCAGGCTCGACCAATTCTTGCGCGGATACTGCGTCTGCACCGCCCCGTCCATCTTGGTTTCTTCCTTCGGCTTGTACTTGTGCTGCACACACATCACCGCACACTGCGGGTCGGCGTAGTCCATGATTCCTGCCACATCCCCTCGCCAGAGAAAGTCACAGTCCATGAACACTACCCATCCGGTGTATCCGGCAAGATATGGCACGAGGAAACGGGTAAATGAAAACTCGGTGGACGACAGCGGGTCATGCTCTCGCCAGTACAAATTCCGTTCGCGCAAATCAGTCTGCTTGATCGGGGTGATGTCGAGTGGTGTGGATGTGTGTCGGAGTAATGACTCCCTGCATACTTGATATGCAATGTCTTCACGACTGTCCCAACCGATAAAGATCTTCATCACGCCACCTCAAACAACTTCTTCCGTGCCTCACCCTTGAAGTGCAGGATCTTGACATCGTTGGTCTTATGTTCAGGTAAACAACCATACACAGACTCACGCATCTCGCTCACCCGCTCGGGATACCACTTAGCGTAGATACGCAACGCTTCTTGGTCGCCGTACCATCGCTTGAACTTTTCATCCAAGCCTTCGTAGATTTCAAGTAAGTCTTCCCATAATCCCGGCCCGTCAGCAACAACCGCGCATCCTACGTACGGGTACAACTGATCTAGCGTCTTGCCTTCGTACTCAGGGAACTTGATCCCTCTCTGTTCCGTATTAAATACGGCGTCACGATCAAACGACCGGCGGCAAAATGCTGTATTCTTGTGTGGCTCCAACAAGTCTTTCACCACGATCTCGCCCTGCACAATCATGTCGGTATCCAAGTACATCACTGGCAGGATGGAAGTCGCGTAGGTCTCGGCGTATGCCTTGACACGTGAGTACATCAAGTTATCTCGGTCAACTTCGCTCTCCACCCGTCGCGTGATGCCCATCACATCTGGTGTGGCCTTGTCCGTATACATCGTGATGAATGCGTCAGGGTTGTGTCGGAGCAAAGACTTCACCATCTTCTGCGGCTGCGAGATGTCATCGCCCACATGGAAGAAAGCAAAGTGGTTAACTGGTCGCCCACTTAACATGTACATGTATTTCAACTCTTCTTTGACCTGCTTTACCTGCAAGTCCCACGGTGCATTCATGTTTTCACGTTGGAAGATCTTCACCTCGGGATACCACAGGCTCCGAAACCCCCTGCGGTTATTCCAATACCACAACTTGTTGGCATCGAGCAGCATGACAGGCTTACCCATCGCAGCAGCCAGATGCACATTCGCATTCGATGGAGAAACAATTATGTTGCACAACTCCATGAGCGCAGCGACGTTCTCCAAGTCCAAGAAGGTGTCGATGTGCGTCGTGATCAGGTTCGGGTGAAAGTCCTTCGCCTCGTCCTGCGGCTTGCCATACTGAAGATTGATGAACACGCTGTCGGGTATATCGAACAACGACCTGAACCCTTCCAGTCCAACAGACTTGTGTTCACCGATGACAGGTGCGGTACTAGCCCATGACAGACCAATAACTCTTTTCCCCTCAATACCTAACTCTTTCTTCAGCATCTCCACACGGTGCGGATCAGCCTTGATGTAACTCTCGCTGCGGGTCGGCAGGATGTCACGCACACTGTTAATAAAGTACTTACCCAAACTGGCAATGGGGATGTGCGAGTCGTGATCCGTCATCTTGATCTTGGCATTGTGCGGTAGGAACGTAACGTTCGACGCATTGCATCCACGCTGCATCAACGCAGCCAGACGCGCATCGATCAGCACAACAACAGACTCGACCTCTTTTGCCAACGCCTCGATGAGTGAGCCATACAGAATCTGATCGCCAATACCTTGTTCCGTCCACACAATCGGACGCTTCAAGCCAAGGCCACGCTCCCACTGCGGATGGATCGTTGAGATGCGCGGTGAATTAAATACCTTGCTGCCCCAACGCCGCTCGTAGTTACGCCAACCCGTTTTGAAATCGCCCATCTGAAGAGAGAGCAAACCCAGAGTCCACCCTGCATCGTCATTGTCAGGGTCAAGACGGCAAGCCAACTCAAAATACTTCTTAGCTGGTTCCCACCTGTGCATCTCCCAGTGGCAACGCCCAGTCTGCAACGCAGACGCAAGCAGGACAGGCGACAAGGCATTGACGTTCTCAAGCAGCCCGATGGCCTCGTCGTAGTTGCCCTTCGTCGCCGCCTCCAACGCTTTGTTGAAGATGGAGTTACCTGCATCGAACAAGGTTTGCCCTTTCTTTTCACTCACCAGTAATCCCTCCCACTACGCTTTGCTCCCCATGCAGGGGGCGGCACGTGTGCCCATTCTTTCCTGCGAAACTCATCTGCCCTTCTGAAAAAACCAAGTAACCACTTAATCATGTCATCTCCTGCGGCACGAACCGCAACAAGGTGAACGGAAGTGATACGGCGGTCTTCCTGCCTTCACGTGGGTAGATCAGGACACGCCCCGGCGACTCCACCATCATGGCATTGACCACGCCTTTCTCGATGCCTTCAAAATCATCAAAGACAAACACGGTCTGGTCGTGAACAATCTTATGGAACAACTCCAAGTCGTCCTGCTGCAATCGGCCGTCCAAATACATGAAGTCCACGCCGACTTTCTTCTCGGCCATGTCCTTGAACATTTCGGTTGAAGACTGCTTTGGGTATTGGAAGATGTTAGGCACTTCCAGATCGATGTCGTTCGATACATCGCAGGTATAAATATCTACTAAACGTTCCATAGCCAAATTCATAGTCACGGTGGATACACCGATGAACGTACCCACCTCGGCAATGACCTTTGGCTGAAAGAACTTCACCAACTTGTATAAGTCCACCGCATCATCGTACGGAACCGATCCGGTGTTGTACTCAGCGTTGCTACGAAAATTTTGGTTGATCTCAACAATCCTCTCGATTTTTTCGTACGGGTACTCATCTACCTTCTCATCCACGATGCTCCAGAAGATGTTGCTGAATCTCTGACGGCCAATCTGTATGGGGTTCACGAGATCGCCCCTACCAAATCACCTAGAACTTTCTTCTGGATGTCGCGCACATCGTCGCCCAGATCACGCACCATGATCTTCATGTTGTTGAACTTGTGCGGATTGAACGCGTGCCAAGCCAAGCCAACTGACATCATCATCGTCAGCCGATTGTCTTCCATTAGACGGCGATACAACGTACTCATCGAACGCGGAGCTTTCGTGAAGTCACCACGTATGAAATCGTTGTAAGCATAAACGATTGACGCTTTGCGATCAGGATGCGCCATCATGGAAAGCACGACACCTGCGCGGATCGACGCTGAACTGACACGTGGCTTCTGCGAACTGGATGCGTGTTCAAAGAAGTAGTCCAGATATTCCTTGGCAAAGTTTTCGGCCAGATCGCTTTGCTCAACGGTGTGACGGTTCATGCCGTGTGGATACAACGCTGTGCGGATCAATGCACTGACAATGGCCTGACGATTCTTGTCTATACCACGACGGAACGCCATGGATCGCGCCTTACCTGCGTCATAGTTTGCAAACGAATCAGGATCAACGCCACGCACGACGAGGAACGGTAGAGACACACCGGCCTTCTCAATAGCGTGAAGCCTATGCCATCCATCCACCAACGCACCGTTGGTATCAAACGAAATGGTCTGAGCCACGCTCGTGTCCCATGTACCGGCTTTCATCTCGTCGGCGTATGACTCGATCAACGCCTTGAAGTCACGACCCGATTGACGGGGGTGAACGTTGCCCAACAACTGACGGGCTTTACGAGCGTCGATGGTTTCTATTTGATGTGTATACTTAACTTTCTTAGACATGATTATGCTCCCTTGCGAACATTGATTTCACGGTTCAGATACCAAGCGGCCTTTTCCAAATCCTGAATCGGATCGGTGTCCTTCTTACCGGCACGAGCGACGTACTTGATGACGTTGCCCAATCGGTAGTTCAAGTCTTTGGCTTCGATGAAGTCGATGGTCTCGATACCACCGGCTTTGTAGTGTGCAGGGTGATTGACGAGATCGGGCTTATCTTTAATCTTGTCCAACGCATTTAGCGTGGCCTTCATCTCCTGCACTGCCGTCACAATCCTCGACGGCTTCTTCACCTTTGCATACACCTTGCTGACAAAGTCAGAGTTACGCTTGGTCTGGTATTTAACTTGGTAGACTAAGTTTGTACTTACTCCCAACTTATCGGCTATTTCTTTTGCCGTTAGTTCAGGTCTCGACGCAAGAAGCGCGTTAATGCGCTGCGTCTTAGTTTGCTTCTTTGCCATTACTCAACTCCTTGCGTAGTGTTTCTACGTTTGTTTCGTCTATCACTAATGCGATGCCACCGGCTTTACGTATGTCATCGAGATGTTTCAACTGCAATGCGGTGGGCTTTCCACCGTTCGCTTTACACTCTATACCATAAAACAACCCGTCTTTACAAACTAAAAAATCGGGTACGCCAGAAGAAGAGAAACCAGTTCCCAACGGCATCGTCCAATAAGCACCCGCCTCTTTAAGAATCTCTTTGACTCTCTTCTTAACCTTCCCTTCAGGCGTCATGCGGTTCCCTCTGACAGTGTCAGGCGTTCATGTTTCAACTGCTGCGTACCAGACGTTCTCAGATCTTGTAATTGATTAGCGTATAAGACCAGACAATAGTCATGGCCGTTACGCCACCCAATGTCTATTAGTACCTCTGGATATGTATCTTCAAAGCACCAGATCACGTTGGACTTTATAAACATCTGTGAATACTTGTTTAGATCATCCCAGTTGTAGGCATTGATGATGCCCACTGCGACCTTGATAGCATCGGGTAGCGTCTCGTCGGTGAAGACACGTTTGAGATTGCTCGTGACATAGATGTGGTACTCGCCGTCATTCACGTACATGTACGTGCGGTACACGGCTTCGCCGTCATCGTTATTAAATCTTATAGGTGTGTAGGTAAACACGTTGTGTGCCTTCGCTCATTAGCCGTTCAGGATGTACATCGGGCAGTCATTACCCCAGTCGGAGTACACGGCAGCACCTATCGCTTCCCACATCACGGTCGCACTACGATGCACGTGCGGCGGCGGGAGTAAGTAGTCATGTCCCACGTGAGCCTTCAGCATCACGAGTTGTATTTCTACATCTCGTCGCATGTCTTCGGGCAGGGCTTCCAAACTCGGATACCACCTGAGCGGTACGGGGTTCATCGTCTCGTTGAATGAAATAAACGAGTGTGACTCAGGTAAAGCAAGATGCCCAACACGATGACTCTCGTAGTTCTCCAATGCCTTAACGCATCCTTCAAGATTTAATTTACCGACAACAATACCGTTGTTGATGCCATTGAATATCACCCACTTGTTACCACTAAATAATTCCTTGGTAATCCTGACAGCGTCAGAGAACTTAGCAATCTCATCCATGTGCTTCTTGTAATGACGAGCAATCACATCACGATCCGAAGAAGGAATGTCATGTATAGACACACCGCCCATCATGACGCTGATGGCATGGGTCACATACTCTCTTGGCAGATCAATCGTCGGCCTACCTGACAGGCTGCTGCCGTTGTATTTGTCTACGCTACGATCAAGCAACTGACGGAATCTATGATTGATGTTGCGTGGCAGATGCTCGGCTGTTGCGGCTAAGTATTTGCCCAACTCATGATCAGATTTAGGATTCAGTTTGGCCGTGATGTAACGGATGTTGGCTGATGTAGTCGCCTCGCTGAACGACTCTGCATCGGGGCGATAGGTGTGCTTAGCGCACACGCCGAACCTGTACAGGAACTTTGGATCACCTTCGCCACTCTCAAGATACTTCATAGCCATGGCTACGTTGAATCCTTCTGGCGTTGTAAGCCGAACTGTTTCGGCTCGCGCATCCGTGATCGTGGGCTGTGTAACTTTTATATCACCCACACGGATCTTGCCGCCCGTCCGGTTGTAGGCTGCGGCAACTAGCGGCCACACCGACAACTTAGTTAGCTGTGCCTCACGCTCTGGCGTGTAGTAATTCTCAAGGAACAAATCCTTGAGGCTGATGCTGACATTGTCTCTTGCTCTAGCCATGACTCATGCCTCCACTACAATCTTGCGACCGCTCGGCGGGTTAAATTCACGGTTGTGATTCGGCGGTAACAACCACAACACAGGACACTCAATGTTCCACGCTATGTCATGCTCGACGTAGCCATCGGTAAATACAATCATGAACATCGGACTCATCTCGTTGGCGATGACATAGTCACTGACACATGACAGCCTCGTGCCGCCACCACCAACGGGCTTGAGCAACTGCGCGATGCCGTCGTAGTTCTCTTGGAATATCTGCTCACCATGCACCTGCGTATCCCACCAGAGAATCCGCATGCTGCTTGGCTTACAAGTCTCACAGATGGACGCGACCTCCGCGCCGACCATGCTCAACAAGTCCTCACCGATACTGCCTGACGTATCGTTAGCCATGATGCCTTCGTCGATCTGCTCGGACTCCACGCTTGGCAGGAACAAGTCATCGACTAATCGCCGTCTGTTCAAGCTCGACCACGTGTAGTTGTCTCGGCCAGATGTTGCTTGGCTCACAAACTCACGCAACTCTTCACGCCAGTCCACCTTCGGTGTCAGTACGTCCTTGATGGCACGAGGAATCTTTGCACCGAACCGACTTGCGATGATGTGGCCTTGGCTCAGTGCGTCTTCAATGTCCTTGCCAAGTTTCTCTGCCTCTTCATCTGTCATTTCATCGGCAGGTTCCATGTCGTGATCATCGAGCGGCTTCATCCCTCTGACACCGTCAGACGGTTGACCATCATCCGATTCTCCCTCGCCACCACCTTCACCGCCTTGTGGCTCCTCGTCCATCCGCTTGACCAAGTCATCCCACACCTGACGCACCGACCAGTTGTGATACTTCGGGTCATACAGCGCACCCTTCGGTAACTTGATCAGATCGGGAGCGGCCTTGCTGATCTGTACGATCACATCGTTGACGACGAAATCCATCGCAATGTTCGCAAGCCTCGCATTGATCTTCATCAGATCACGATGGCGCGGGATGTGCTTCAGTCCCACGTGCAGGTTCTCGTGCATGACCAGACCTGCCAACTCAGGCTCAGATAACTTGTCGATGAAGTCTCTGCCGTAACGTTTGTTTATCCCATCTGTATACGCTGTCGGAATCCCGACATCGACGCTCGACTCACCCATCAGGATGATGCCCGAATACAAACAAGTCTCGGGATGCTTCATCAGTTTGATGTGAGTCTTCTTCAACTTGAGCGTCTGCTCATGCGTACTCACTGGAATGTCCTGTGCTACTGCGTTCATGACTATGCCTCCGTATAAGATTTAATTAACCAATCATGTCAGCAACTTGTAGTTACCTGCCGCAAGCCACTCGGCCACCTTCTGATTCTTGGTTGCAATAGGTGACAGCCGCTTGCTTGCCATCGCCATGGTGAAGAACACCGACTGCAACTCGGACGACTTGGTGCGATCAAGGAACCGCATGAACTTGCTCAACTCGTCCTGCGTTTGCAGCGTATCGATTGCATTGAACATCATCTGTAACAGTGCAGCCTGTTTCTCTGGCACTCTGACACCGTCAGGATCAGCGAGAACATCCGCCGTCAGCACAATCTCATCGCTCAGCGAAAGTACAGCCGACATGAGATGTGCAGTCGCAGCACCTACCGTACCGGCCAATGCCGCCATGGTGAGCGAGGTTCCCAACTTGTGACGATTGACAATGTCAGGATTACACGCTGCCAACGAACGTGGTGATGCAAACTGTTTCGTCCGATGGACAGGGAAGAACACATGCTCGTTGTCTTCGGGCTTGATGCCATCCGTGTAACTCGCCATGACTGACGGTGTCATCGCTACGAATGTTCTCAACTCAGACGACAGCCCTGCGTTGCTTGCCCATGCCAACCACTCATCCACCGTGGGCTTGCGGATGTTCATCGTCGTGATGCGATTAGATGTATGAGCGAGGATCGAATTGCCCACACCATCCGTAACTAAATTACCCGTTGCAAAGACACGCGAGCCAGCCGGTAACTTCCAACTACCGACAACATGATCGAGCAACAATCGCGTACCCAACTTCTGTAGCAACTTGTCGCCCTTGTCCAACTCGTCGATCATGATCAGTTTCTTTTTACTAGACTTGGGCTTGAGCAACGACGAGATGTATAACTCCAACTCGCCAGTGTCACGATTCGGTGCGCGCAAACTGATCTCACCGTACTCAATCAGTGACCAGTCAAGATAGATGTGGTCGTACTCATCGTCGCCTAGTGCATCACGTAGCATGTAATGAATAGACGATTTGCCGATGCCGGGTTCGCCTTGGAAGTAGTAAGTCTTCCTGTCACCGTTGACCATGACCAGACGGAACGCTTCCATCACGCTGATCGCGTTGTTGAAGTTCAATGTCTCACGCTTGATAGCCATAACACTCAGCCTCCACGTTGATTAAATTACACGGTAGTCCCTGACAGTGTCAGAAACCAAACTTCTTCATGATGTCATCCACACTCTCTTTGACAACAACACGGGTGGTGTCGCTGTTGCGTAGAGTTTCAATACTCAATCCCGATACCACACGTTCAAGTTCAGCACGAGCCTCCTCCAATCGAGTGTCCTGCGTCACATTGAATTCCTTGAATGTCTCGCACAACTCCTGCGCTCGTTGCAGTGTGGTGTCGTACAACTTGCGCCGCTTGACCTTCAGTTGCCCGTCCTCCATGACAGTCTCGGTGTCGCAGCAATGCGAGAGCGACTTCATTACATCAACCATCTGCTCAACCTGCTTCTGGTAAATGTCCTGCACCAACTCCTTGGCTTGGTTCTCGTAGTGCCGCGCCAGATCGTCGGCTAGGTCGTTCGCAATCTTGCAACGGAAGTCACCGATAGGGACTTCAGCCGTGAACACACGCACCTTGAAGCAAGACATGACCTCATCGACGGGTGGGTAATCACTCTCTTTGAACATGTCACCTTGCACGAACGCCTCGTTGGCTACGGCAGTCGCGTACACCTGACTGAATTTGTCCTTGAGATTCTGCGTATTGGCTTGCCGCTCCTCGACCTGCTTCATGAACCCGACGATGCGCTGTGTCGGTAGGAACCGCCACCGGCCCGACCATGGATAAGTCTCACGCTCCACGAAGTTGTACCAAGTTTGTCTGTCATTCAGCACAGCCTTGTGTTCAGCCACACCGGCAAGCAACTTCTTAACGAAGCGACCTGCATCTCGGTCTGCCTTCTTGGCCTGTGTGACCTCGTCAGAGATTTCTCTATCCTGTTTCGTACCCGTCCACACGCTCACCTCGACGTTCACGAGGATGCCTGACGTTGCAAGCGACACCACGTGATCGGGTTTCTTCAAGATTGGATTCGTTGACTCGTTCATTCGACTAGCCTCCTGACGCTGTCAGCGTCTTGTGTATTGGTTGCTTGGTAGATGGGCGGTGTGCAGTCCCGCCCTTTGTCACTACCACATGACAAGAATAGTATAACACAACTTAACAACTTAATCAATGGCTTGGCCTATCCGCGTTAGGCAATCTTGCCGTGTACGTTCTCGTTCCACACTGTCACCTGCCGCTCCTCCATGTCCCGAGCGTAGTTCAGGTAATCGATCACCAGTTCAGGCGCACGTGGGTCATGCCCGCCGATGTTCCACTCCTCGATCTCGTAGATAGAACAGTCCTTCTTCCAGTCGTAGATCGTAGCCACCACCTCGTCGCCATCAGGCAGCGAGAACAGCAATACCCATTCAGCCTGAGTCTTGTACCCGTCGCCCTCCAGTGGCTCACCGAATGTCTCGACCAACTCGGTGAAGTCAGCCTTGACG